ACCTCTCGGTTTTTAAAGAAAGCGTTTGATTGTTATGATGAGTATGATGATGCTATAATTGATGGTCTCATAGAGAAACAAGAGAGTTATGAAGACCCACAAGAAAGACCTGATATCGCATTAATTTTAGATGATGTTATCGGTGTAATACGCAGAGAAGCGAAGGTCAATCACCTTGCCTCTCGTTTCCGTCATTACAATATAAAACTCCTACTTATGTCCTGTCAGAACTATCGTAAGGTAAGTCCTATCATTAGAAGTAATTGCACTAATATGATAATCGGTAGTCCTTTCCCTAATATGAAAGAACTTCATAAGATAGCAGAGGAAATAGGCGACCAGTTCTCGGGAGCAGATAACTTTTTAAAGATATACTACAAAGCAACTCCTAATAAATATGACTTTTTGTATCTTGATTTACAGAGTAATCCTCCGTTAGCATACCGAAACTTTGATGAAGTGATAGCGGTAGGAGGACAACACAGAGAAGAAGCGATGTCGTCGGGGCAGTTCGGCGATGTATCCGCTCACTTACCCCAAGGTGCAACCCAACAATATTAATTTATATGTCGTAATATAAATGACTTTGACGAATAAGGAGAAATATAACAAGAAGTATGGATTTCCAGCAGGAACATCTCATAGTAGAGCATCTATATCAAGAAAAACAGGTATATCGTTATCTACACTAAACTCTGTATATAAGAGAGGCGTGGGTGCACGCAAGAGCAATCCACAGAGCGTCCGTAGAGCGAGTGATGGTAAGAAGGTCGGTGGGTCTTCATTAGCGGGTAAAATGTCGGGAGCACAATGGGGTCAGGCACGAGTATATTCGTATGTAATGAAAGGTAAGACATATCATACCGCAGACGCCGATTTAAGAAAGAAAAAGAAGAAAAAATAATATAACCATCATTTATAAATGGATTTAGGACGAGCAGGTGAGATATCAGCAAATCAAGGGATATACAACCTGACGGCACAATTTAATCAACACGCCCAGCAAGATAACAAGGATGTTATTAAGAACTATTCTAACCAGATGGAACTTATCGGGGCAAAGGAGAAAGTCGGTCAAGTCAAGGGAGATGTTGATGAGGGGAAGGGTGTATATGAAACATTAAGTAAGACCGCTAAAATAGGAAGTAATGCTATCAATTTTGATAGTGAGATGGCGGGTTTCGGTAAGGGTTCAGGTGTATCAGGTTATCTCAATCCTTTCACACAGAAACAGATATTTAAATCTCAATTACAACAAGGTAAGGCAACGATAAAACAAGCACTTAACAAACCTACCATAGATTTAAATGACCCGAAGGCGATGGGATTACAGAGAGTAGATGAAAGTGGAGCAGTTGTCCCTGCTACGGCAAATACTCCTATCAAGGCAGATATGTTAAAAGAGGGGTCGCCAGAGTTAGAAGCGTCAAGTGAGACTGCGAAGGCATCAGGAGGAGTTATAAGTGATGTCGTAGGTGGTGCGACCGAAACAAAAGGAGTGGCGAAATCACTTATCGGTAAAATCGGGTCAGGTATAAGTGATATGCCTATAAAACAATTAGGAGCAATAGCAGATATCGGTAGTAAAGGTATCGGTATGTATGGTGCGGTCTCGGGTATCGCCGACCTTGCTTCGGGACACGCAGACAGCATAGAGAAGGCAAAAGATATCGGTGATATTGTATCGGGTGGTTTAGATACATTATCTATGGCGATGCCCGTTCTCGCCCCGATTGCTGGGATTTCGTCTGTAATTAGTGGTATAATGGATATTACAGATGAAGCAAAAGAGACAGCGAAGAAGAAAGCGACAGCGAAAGCACAAGAGGTAGGCGGTATGCAGGAGGGTCTCAAAGGAGTATCGTTATCAAGTGCGGGACAAGTCGCTTCTACACAAGTTTCATCAAATTAAGATGTTTTTTATCTTTTTTTTTTTATATTTCTCATAATATAAAATGAGTTTCTGGTCTGCCGATGAAAAAGTCCCCGTTCAGCAAACGCGAGTAAGTATCCCCGCCGAGAATGGTTTAGATTACATACAGGGACAGAAGATTAACCTTCATATCCCACCGACGATTAAATACTTCCAACCGAAAGAGAGTTATTTAAGAATGGATGTAGAGTTAGATAGTTCGTGGTTAGACCATCCCTGCAAACTACATCTTGACGATACCATAGGTGCACAGGTGCTTATCCGTGATATTCGTATTCACTCTGGCGGGTCGGGTGCCGTCTTGTTAGAAGAGATACAAAATTATAATGTCCTTACTGCTGTAAAGTATGATTATGAAAGTAATGATGCTATCCGTAATAAGAGGGCGATGACCGAAGGGTCGCTCGTCTATAATCCCGAACAGAGAGGCACCAGCGGAACATCCAAGACGCCTAATGGTAATACAAGGAGAAATCCTTTCTATAATCCCTATGGTGTAGCAACAGAGAACAACCAGACTGACGGAAAGGCGGTGACCCTCGCAGATGATAAGAACTGGGGTAGCGACCCTGATAAAGAAGGATTTAATTTAGTTAAAGTCCTACTACCACTCAATACAGGTATCTTCCAGTCTCCCAAAGTCTTCCCTACTCTACTTACCGAAGGTTTAAGATTAGAGATTATATTAGAAGATGCGAAACGAGTATATCGTATGCCTGATACACTCGCACTTCATCGTCGTAAGAACTATGGTCTTCGTTTCCACTCTATCACGGGTAAAGATGATGACCGAGATGCCGATGGTGGTTCGTGGTTTAATGATACCGATAGTTCGGGTGCCTCCCAACCCACCGATACAAATGCTCTGTTTTTTACAAGAGATAATAACCAAATTAATCTACAAAATTGTCCTATTGTTATCGGTCAAAAGATACAATTAGCAAGAGGCGAGGACTTTGATGACCTCCCATCTCAACCTGCTCGTATTAAGACGGATAAAGAAATGATAGTCAAAGACATAGAGTTTAAAGACGCAACTGGCGTCAGCGACCAAGAAGGAGGCGAGTATGGATTGTTAAAGATTACATTAACCCAAACCTGCACACGCAAGAAACTAACTGGTTCAGGGGTGACGGATGCTCGGGTAAATACCGAGGTAAATAGCGACTGGTTTTTAGTAGATGATAGTGTCCGTGATAGTAAAACAACTGGAACTGAACTCGGTAATGCTCCTACAAGCGACCTCGTCCCTAAATACAAGGTCAAGAATGTAGAGATGATACTACAAACTCTCACTATGCCCCAAGGATACACACAGAAACTAATGAGTATGATGGGGACGGGAGGTGCTATGAACTATGATTTCTTGTCTTACACGAATTACAAGTTTTCACAGAACAAAGCAGACAGAGTAGCAAATATAAGACTTCCTCTTAATCAAACAAAAGCAAAATCTATCCTCTGTGTTCCTACCGATGCCTCTGTATATTCCGCTCGTAAGCATCTCTGTTTAGATGATGATAGTAGATTAGATGATGCTGGATATACCTACGCAGGGACTTACCAAACCACCTACCCAGATGCGGAGATACCCGAAGCATATACCTATGTAGATATCGTAGATTTAGATGGTAGTGAAGACCAAGGCGATGTTATGGTCGCTTCTAATAGGTCAGGTTTAGTCGGTGTATGGGATGAATTAAGTGATTATCAGTTGTTCTACAACGGACAACTCAATCCATCTCGTAAGGTAGAGTGTGATAAAATCTCTGTTCGTTCCTCGGTTCAGCAACAACCTCTCATAGAGTTAGAAAAGGCACTCGCTATGGCGGGTATCCAACCGCTATCCTTCACCAAGTTTAGGGAGAACTGCGTAATCGGTAGAGCACTCGCCTTACAGCAAGGCGTATATAATACCGCAGGTAGAGACTTTAACCTACAAGTTAATTATCAACTACCCGTCGCTCCTGTGAAACCGAAACTATGGAATAACTATGTCGCTCATATTAGACGATTAGTGGTTCAGGGCAATCAAGTCGCCATTCAGGTATAAGCATAGCAATCTACGATAAGCGAAGCGATACATTTTCTCGTAATTTTATTTTTTTATTAATAATGATATCTAACTATCATTATAAAATGTCTCAACCTACGACCAATCTACATATTACTCCCAGTAATGTATTAAGTGATGGTAAAGTATCGTATCGTGCGGGTAATCCAGTTATCCAGTTTATTATCGGGGAACAGCAGAGAGCACTATTAGGTCAATCTGTTAGGTTCTGTGGTAAGTTCTCTGTATTTAAGGGCGATGGTTCTACACCTCTAACCACCGATACAATTAATATTAACCCTCGTCTCGGTGCTTACTCTATGATAGACCAGATTGTTATTCGGTCTCAACGCTCTCACGCAGTCATAGAACATATTAGACATTTCGGTAGAATGATGGCGTCCTTCGTGCCTTACTCATCTAATCTACAAGACCTCGTCGGGCATATGGGAGAAACTCACCTAACTATGCCGAACCCTACTCTAATGAAGAAGTCTGTTGTCGGTATCCCGTCTAACAAACAAACTGCTAATAGTTTCTGTATGCATCTACCTTGTGGTCTGTTTAATGGGACACAAGCAATTCCTCTTGATATGACGGGAGGTCTTCTTGTAGAACTTCACCTCTCCCCTGATAGTAATGTCTTGTTTAATGATGATGGGTCGCAGACTACGAACACCGATGCTTTCTATGAGATGAAAGATGTATTCCTCTGTGCCGAAGCAGTAGATACACCGCCGAGTATGACTGCTTCTACTTTTGAGTATAACTCGGTATCTTCTTACTTCGCTACTATTAATAGCACTAACGCGATTATCAACTTTAATCTCGGTTTAAGTAATGTCTTGTCTGTATTTGCTAATCTTATCCCTGCGAAGTATATTAATAATATCGGGTTTGATGGTATGCAGACGCTTCCTCCTCTAAACAAAGACGGGTCAAAGGCAGATGTAAAACAACTCATCTTTACAAGAGGAGGAGAGAAATACCCATTAGAATACAATATTGATACATCACAGAAAGACGATGATAGGTTCCCTCAATATGACCCACAGATACAGAGAGAAGGAGCATCAGCAGTCAGGAAGTTTAGTGGTATGAGTAGAACACTTGTATCACCAGTTAATAGTTTCCTCCGTGATTACAGCACCACAGAAGCAGACCAGACTGACCGCGACCAGATTGAGGGCGGACAATCCTACATTTTCGGTGCTAACTATGATGCTATCTCTAATCAAGGTGTATCATTTAATACGCAGAACTGGGGTATCCAGATGGATTGCGGACTAACAAGTGAGAACCCACACGCAGTCTATCTCTTCGTCCATAGTAAGAATGTCCTTGCTTTTGATGGTAAGGGAGGTGTTCAGGTTATGCACTAAATACACCCGTCAGTAATATAAGTTTTTTAAGATAATTTTATTCTCTATGCGATTGTATAAAATGTCTCAATCGTATCAAAGTGGAATGCCTGCACCCCCTTCACAATCAGGGGGTATCCCCGACCTAATGAAGATAGGTTCTATTCCTATCAACACAGCACAAGAAGTAGAAACAAAGATATTAGAACCTGTCGTAAAGACTAACAAACACGCTCGTTTCGTATTTGATAACTCGGGTCTTCTTCATTCTCATAGTAAAGTAGAAATAGGATTAAAGAGACCTCCTGTTGATTGTATGTTTCCCCCCCATATCGGGGCATATTCCCTGATACAGCGTGTAGCATTAAAGGTCGGTAATCAAACATTAAGCGAGTTAGATGATTTCGCCGATTACTACGCGTATCGCTCTATGTTTGTCGCAAATGAAAATCAAAAAGAAAGAGAAGTGATGACTACGGGTCGTATGATGTCTCATCAGTTATGTTATAAAGGTCGCACTACGAGGACTGGTGGTGATGAGAGTGATAATGTAGCAGAGGGCATCGGTCTTGATAATGGTATGGAATATAGTGAAGTAGGTGCTTTGTTAGATGGAACAGCAGACCTACCACTCAAACCAGAGCAAGAATTATTGTTTGAGAACTCCCTAATGACTTCGGGTCCTCTATATCAGTTGTCTTTGAGTGAGTTAGTCCCTTTTCTCCGTCATAATCAATTACCTCTTTACTTGTTTAAAGAGCAGGTCTCATTAGAAATTACATTTACAGATACAGGTTCAGCAAATTACCCATCAGGCAGAGTAGTCGTAAAAGATGGCGTTGCCTCTACGGGTTCATTTGAGATTGATACCGATACACTCCGTCTAATAAGCGACCACATCTTTTACCCACAAGAGTTAATGGTTCAGTATGCGAATGCTAACAAAGTGCTTAACTTCACTTACGCTGACTACCGCCTCTCTAAATATTCCCGCACAAGCGACGACTTTAAGTCTCAACAAATTAGAAATATCGGGGGAGCAGGTAGAATTGTAAGTAAGATTATATGGGGAGTAAGTGCTGATAGTGAGAACAATACATCTCTCCTTAATAAATACTCTGCGATTGCTCCTGCTCGGGATTATGCTACGGGTGGTGCAGATGATGTCGCCCGTAAGAATGGTGAAAGTGTATTTAATATTAAATACAACGATACATTTGAGTATCCTATTGACCTTGACCTACCTGCTCGTATGTTCCATAATATCACGCAGAGTGAAGGTCTTGTTCCATTCATTACTCGTGAAGAGTATGCGAAAGAGGGTGTTTCTCTTACTACCCGAACCTTACTCGGTCATAATCAGGCATCAGGATTAGCGGGTCATTTCTTCTGGTGTGCTAATAAACTCGGTAAGGGTGAGCGTATCAATAGTCGCGGTATTGAGTTGTATTTTAAGTTAGATGAACTATCAGGCACGGGAACCGATGTCTTCGTCCAGAGAGTTTATTTAGAAGTAATGAGGACTGCTACTCTTACAAATGGTTATATGGAATGCTACTACGCGTAAATCTATGTCTTTTAATGTGATATTATTTTATTGTTTATCTGTATAATGAGTAGTGCTCCTTACACAGATACCTACCTAATAGAATGTAATAGGGCAACCTCGGTAGAGGCGAATGGTGGTAATAATAGTCAGTTTCATACATATACAAATAAGCAAGGAACAGGATTACAACTGAATAATGGCGATAAAGTCAGTATTCATAGTGCTATGGTGAATGAGATAGGTAATACCGACGGAACCATAGAGATAAAAGGTGATGTAATTAAAAATGATAAAGGAGAAATCATAAAATATAAACTCACAGAAACAAAGACATATTTATCAGGAGAGTATCCGTTAGATGATGTAGCACTCTGTCCTAACAACTCTCCGTGGGCGGAGATGCAGGGAGAAACACCACAAGCAGTCCCTATAACCAGAGTAAATCTATCAGGTGCGAATACTTTTGATGGTGGTAGTAAAGTTCAGTTAAATCAACCTTACGGATATACAAGAGCAGATGTAAAAAATGTAGAGAATGAGTATAGTTTGAGAGATGATGAAATGAACTTACAGATGTCTTATTATAAGACCACGAATGGTGAGAATTATATACATCTACCTCGTGTCTTTGATATGGCGGATAGTGTAGCGATGGCGGATACGACACACGCTACTCTTAATTACTCGCCTCCTGCTAAAATTAGTGCTCGTATGGGAACTGACGAACACCAGCAACCCTTCGCATATACGGGAACTAATGATAGCACTACCTCTTACGCAAATTATAAGATATCAGACGGATTTGTAGGGGAAAGTGATAGTATATACAGAGGTGCGACGCGTATTCCTCGTAAAGAGAGCAGAGTGCCTTGTGAGTGGAAATACTATACTATCGGTAATGACTATGCTATGAGTTCTAATAATGATGGTGTCTCTACTATCTCTGGAACGAGGACTTGGGATACTCCGCCCTGTATTAATACAAATCTATTACAGGGTCATAAACAAACTCGTATATGGAGGAGGGTGAATGATAATAGTAAATATATGATATTTAAGAAAGAGAAGACATTTTTTACTCCTTTACCTGAAAAGATTACTTTACCTCCTCCTAATGAGGCGAAGGTTTTAGGTTTCCTCACAGAAAAGCAGAGAGCATTTCCTATCGCAGAAGATAGTAGGAAAGGCACATATGTTCCTAACGCACAGGGAGACTATCAATACACAGATGATTTTATGAACTATGTAGAGAATAGTAATGGGACATACAATACTAATCCTCACTTTCCCACAGGCACCGATTACAGAGAGATAAGCACAGGCGATATCACCAGAGGATATAACTACCGATATAAGAGAAATCTACGAGACCCAGCACAGACGGGCACTTGGTTTCCTTACTATGAGATTAAGAATATAAAATTAGATAAAGGGTTTCACTCACCAGAGGATATCGCAGAGCAGGTATCACAACAACTCAATAGAACAGATGAACCCGAAGATATCTATGGAGCAGTAGGAGACTGGACTTATCATCAAACAGGGACAGGAGCAGAGACGAATAACCCCGAGGACGCCTTCGCTACTGATAAAACACCGAACAATACCACTCGTATTCATCATAAGGTAGGATTAAAGAAGGATGGTGAATGTTTTAAGCACTTCTACTCTACTAATCATAAACTATTTAATACGAAGACTGCGAAGGAGTATTTCGTAGATAGTAGGGATAATTCTACTCTTGCCTCGGGGACTTGGGAGCAGGACTTTGGAACAGCACCCTCGCCACCCGATAAGACACCTGATATGAATGGTAATTGTTGTGATTATATGTCGGCATATCATTACATCGGTGTAAGGAGACCTTCTTTTTTTAAGACTGGTAGAGATTTACAGATAACCTATGATAGGAATTATACACAACAGAAATACGGAGAAGCAGAAGAGAAACCTGTATGTAAATCATCTTATATAGCAAGGGCAATCACTTTTGAGGACAGAGCAACCGCAGAGATATTTACAGATATCTTATGGGATGATAGGGAGTTAGTCAAGGCATTTGTAGAAAGTCAGGGAGAGTATCCCGAGTTATTTGATTATCCCTATACAAACATACATAAGACGGGTAGTGATTTTAGAGAGAATGTATCGGTAGATAAGTTCCATATGGGCGATAAAGATACAGGTAGAACCTATGCTCGTTTCCTGCACTGCGATGTTTGTAGCGAAGAAGACCCGTTATATAATGCCCCACCTGATTATAATGAACCTGATACATCTGTATTTGAGAGAGGACATTTTAATATGGGAAGTGATAACTACGAGGGCGTCCCACAGGCAGACTGGACGAGGCATAAACAGACTGCTCTTAATACAGGGGCAGGTATTCCCGACCATACAGCAAAGAAGTATCCTCCTCTACTAAACTCGGGATATAATGGGGCGAATGCCGATAGTATCGGTAGGTATCAACCGCAACCCGACGCCTCATCGTGTCCTATGTGGTTTTATTACGACCAGAGCACCGCTCATTTAGATACATCAGGAGATAGTGATACTAACCTGTGTTATGGTTGTATGAAGAAATGGTTTAATGATGGACTAAATGCCTATTGTATATCTTTTACTACTAAAAGGATAGGTGGTATTCCCGACCATTTCTTCCGTAAGAATGGTGTAGTAGATGCCGATGTAAGTAATGCTGATGAGAGACAAGATATAGATGCTTTTACTCATATAGGTTATGACCTACATTTTAACGCTTATGGGAATGCGTGTATCTTGTTATATAACGGGCAACTCAATACAGAAGGTTTAGATTTATCACTCACAGATAAGGACAATCACGATGCTCTCAAAGGTGGTCGGTTTTATAAGTATGCTATGATAGGTAATCAATCACAAATATCAGCATTCTCCCCGAAACCTACGGGGCAACAATCTCCTATATGGTGGTTTAATCCCTATACGCTCATAGGTAGTAATAATGTATCTCTCAATTTTGATAGTGAGAAGAAGAAGAGATTTAACTTCACTAATCTACATACACCCGAGTATCTGGGTAATGTATTTAATGCGGGTTCAGGAGCAGAGCAACCGATTAATGTAGATGCGAGTAATAGTGTATATAAGATTAATAAGAGATTAGGAGGTGCTACCTTCTCACCCGAGATGGTGCCTTATATCACAGACCAGCAGACAACGATTACAGAGGCGACGCCCTCCACTGCAGATGTTAATATATCACAATTTAATCATAATCTCGTAGCGTGGGATGTTATCTATGACGCTCATAGCGGGGTTATGTTTGAGAACTTCGGTGGAGATGAGAGTAATGAGAAATACTGGTTTAAATCTCTCTGGGGATTGCTCGGTTTTACCTACGACCAGTTAAATAACCCGATACAAACAGACGAGATAATAAAACCTCTAAATGTTCGTGATAGAATGCATAGGCAGTCTCGTCTTACTCCCTACAATCAGGGACAAACTCCTTACATCTATACGAATGCTTATGTAAAGAGTGGTGATATATCTACATACAATCGTAATAGTTATGGAGCACAACTCTTCACAGAGAGGGCATCTTCGGGTGGTCTTACTACGGGGATAGACCCGTGGTCGGCAGGGACATCCTCTAATAATTTTATGAATGTTCCAGCGATATCGGTAGATAGTAGTAGTATCACATTAAAAGCAGAGCAACAACCGACAAAGATGTTAAAACCCTACTTCTTGATAAAATCTAATATCGTAGGTGATATGAAATATATAGGTTCAGGTCATAGCACAGAGGGAGGACAACTCTTACCGATTGTAGGTATGGTTAATAAAGAAAATGGTTTCGGTGATTATTACTTTCAGGTAGGTAGTTCGCAGATATTTACTATCACTCAACCTACTATGCTGTCGGAGATAACAACATCTATACACGACCCCGATATGTCCCCTGCTCGTGTAGATAGAAACTCCTGTGTAGTGTATATGATACAAAAACAGAATGATAATAACCTGAATGTAATATCAACTCTACCTACACCCGCACAGAAAGAGGTAGTCTCCGCCATACAACCACCTATGATGACCCCTGCGGAATATGACGCTTATTTCTCCTCATTTATTTTATCAGGTAATAGTATAATGTCCCCTGACCCACCGATAGCACCACCCGATACAAACCCGCAGACAGCACAGATGTATCCTACTGGTTTCAGTTCTACTCCTCCTGCTACACCGACACAAACACAGAGACCCTCACCAGCACAGCAATCAGCGTTATATAATCTATTATCAAGAAGAACAAGCACACAAGCAAATCGTCCTACTACATTCGGTTCTACATTAGACGCTCGTAATAGATTTGATGACGAGAGACAGAGACGAGCATTAGGAGGACTAGGAGGCGGTGGTGCTATATTACCCGAAGGTAGTTTCCGTGATAGAGTTAGACCGATGGGATACGGAACCGCACCGAGACCTGTATATACTGCTCCTCATACATATCAACATTTACCACATCCTACGAGTAGTGGAGAGCGAACAGATGTGAGTGGAAGTGAAAGTGAGCGTAGTGCTCCTGTGAGCGATGTATCCTCCCTACCTCGGCAGGGAACAGATGTAGGAAAACCAAAATAGACAAGTAAAAAATATCATCATAGAATATTATGATAATCACAAAAAATCTATATCAAAAAAACGATGGTGCAAAATGGTTAAAATGGTTTCTCTCTCTTGTATCAATAAGGCAAATCTGTCGCATATCTGCTTACATATCACCTTCCTCTTCATCGCTACTATGGTCGCTTAATTCTATCTGTTGTGCTACTTCCATCGCCATAGTTCTAATGAACTTATCTACTGACTTATCATTAAGACGATGATTAGATATAATTATTAATAGTTTAAACATCGCTAATAGGTCAGGTTCATCTACTAATTTCTCCCCTATCTTACCGACTTCTAATATGTTTGATACATCAAGGAGTTCGGGCATCTGTTATTAATACTCATATTAAAATATTAATAATTATCCTCAATAGTTTTCTATGGAGTGGTCGTCATTTTTTAAGTTATTAATAGTCAGGATTTTTGATGCACACATCCCCGCCAAACTGGGTGCATGCAGGGTAGGAGAGCAAGTGGAGTTTGAGTATTAATACTCCCGACTATTAATAGCGAGTTTCGTGCTGGATTTTTCTGCACAGAAACCCGCCAAACTGCGTGCATGCAGGGTAGGAGAGCAAGGGGATTATTGAGTATTAATACTCCCCGCTTCCCGACTATTAATAGCGAGGTTTCCTGTGGATTTTTCTGCACAGAACCCCGCTAAACTGCGTGCATGCAGAATAACTACCACACCACACTCTCAACACACTTTTAGACTTACAAAAACTCACTACTAAAACTTACATACATTCCTGAAATCTTAACTGCGAGTAAGGACTACTAAAACCTACATATAAATATGTCTGCTTCATCTATCACCCTGTCTGCCGAGCAGTTCGCCGAGATGATGGCGAAGATGAACTCTCTTGCGACAGAAGTAGAGACACTCAAAGCACAGAAGAAGCAGAAGAAATCACCGAAGCGTTCCCCGAAGAAGCACGGAGCAAACGGGACACATCACGCCGACCAACAAGCAGTAGGGAAACTCCTACCATATCAACCGCATCTATGCGACTGCCGTGTCTGGAACTCCCGTCTGGGAACACAATGCACCCGTCGTGCCGATGGTGTAGGCGTTGTATGTGCCTCTCATATGAAACCCGAGAAACAGACCTGCGGTATGTATAACGAAGCACCACCGCAGAACTGGGGCGACTATGGTGATGGTGTCCTTACAAAGTCTCTGGAAGTCCGTCGCGGGAAACCGATGAACTTTAAGATGGGTCGCGATGCCTACTTACAGGCGTGGAAATGTATGATGTGTGCCGATACACAGGAACAAGTAGAGGAACAAGTAGAAGAACCACCTGCTCTCAATCTACATCAGTTAGTAGATGATGAAGTAGTAGATGATACATTAGGCGATTGTCCTAACTGGGTTGATACACCTGTCGCCCAAGTCGTCGCCGATGCTACGATTGTCCCCGAGGAGAATGTAGAAC